TTTTATTTTATTAATTATTTTTATTTAGTACTTGTTCTCTTCTTTGTAAGGCTTGTGTAACCCTATCTCTATTCCTGTTGGTTTTTTCTTGTTCGAACCCTAAGAATGTTTGTGTAGATTCGGTATCTATTTCTAGTGTTCCGTTGTCAAACTTACAGTTTTCGAATATCACACCATCTCTACCTAACCTAGATTTTACTATGGCTATTGTAGCTAACCCTAACTCTTTTTGTTGTAGTGTCTTAGCTACCGATATAATTACGTGACCAACTTGAGCTTTTTTAATTGACCCACCCATCATATCTGTAGTTACAACTTCAGAACTTATAGACGTCCTATTACCTTGTGTTGCTGTCCACCCAGCTAAGTCAAGTTCGTGACACATACCTTCAAACTTTCTCATAACAGAACCCTCACCTTTCCATTCATCATTAAAAGCTCTGTCTGGTAAGATACAGTCAATATAATCGATTAAAATCATATCTAATTTAACACCATCCGCTTCAATTTTTCTTACTTGGTTTTTAATCTGTAACATGGTCATTTCGTCTGATGGTAATTTTTTAAGTATTAATTTGCCTCCAGTTTTTTTCATTTCATCTGCTTTATCTAAAACAGTTTCTTTATGGTTACTTAACTCATCATTAACTATCCCCGTCCAACACGTAAAATGTTTTCTTTGTATTATTTTTGGGTTGTCTTCAAAAAATATTTGTAGTACGTTATATCCCATATTAAAAGCTGTGTTAGCAAATCTTGTTAACATTGTTGTTTTCCCAACACCGGTTGGGGCAAGTACGACACCAATCTCTCCTTTTGCTAAACCACCGTTTAATATGTTATCTAAACCATCAATACCTGTAGGTAGTGGGTGTCTATAGTCTTCCTCCAACAATTTTTCCATTTGTGTGAACACCTCAAAATCCTCATTATTAACTTCACCAGCCTGAATTGCTTCCCGAATATACTCCTCACACATATCATAACTTTCAAAGTCACCTTTTTCCATTATTGACTCTACCTTACGTATGGCTTTTTTAAGTTCTTGTTGTTTACAAAACTTTATAGCTTTTTCTTTAATGAATAGGTGGTCCTCAAATGACGCGTCCTTAACTTCTTTTAACATATCAAAAACATACTTTTTTGCCATTTCTGAACTAATTTCAATACGTGTCAATTGGTCTAAAGCGTCAAATGTCGGTGCGATTTGGTAATTTTGGTAATATTCTTTAACCAACTGCATTATTAACTTGAAGTATTGGTTATCAAAGTATTTTGGTATTACTACGTCTATGATGGACGTAAAAAAGCTTTTGTCTGTTATTATTAGATTTATAAGTTTTAGCTGAAAGCTATGTCCTAGATACCCAAAATTTTTATTATCATTCATTGTTTAATTTCCTTTAAAATAAATACTGAGTTACCAAACATTAAGTGAGTAATCTTGGTAGTTACATGTAACTTTTTCCGAAGATAGTACTTGTGTTAATTCTTTAAGAATTTTATTTAGTTGTGGCCTGATGTCAACACTAAATCTAACCTTAGGTGGGTATATATCAGCTCGAATAATTCTAACGTAAACTTCTTTTGTCCCAACCTTTATCGTCATTGAAAAGTGTTCTGCCTTTTCCTCTACCCCTTTATTTTTTGTGTTGTCCACATAGTTTGAGTCCAACAAATTACTGGTTCTATATTTTAAGTCTGCTATTAAGTCATAAGTTATCCACGATATTGTTTCGTGTAACTCTAATGAGTTAGCCGCTTTACTGTTGAAGTTTCTTACTGTGAAGTATCTTTGACATACAATGTTGTCGTTTAGTTTCAGTAGGAACTCGCATTTTTGTATGTTGTCTCTATTTTTTTCCATATTAATTTATTTTTTGTTTTTTTTATAAAAATCTTTTTCTATTCTAGTTAGTCTTAAAAATGGCCTTACAAAGTCTACCCAAGAATCATCCTTCTTAGGTAAAATATTAAGTAAACCATCTGACATCATCAAGTCTAAAGCATTTTTCCAGTGTCTACCTTCTGGGTCTATAACTTCTTTTGATAATTCGTTTATTCCGTTTACGGCTTCTTTGGTTAAAAATTGTTCCCCGATGCCTATAATATTATAGTTAATATCTAGTATGTGTTGTGTTTCTTGTTCTTTATCTGTGTTTTTTGGTTGTTTTTGTGATATACCTTCTATTATATTCTTCTCTTTTTGGGTTGGTTTGTCCTTCGAATTAATAGTGTCTATAACTTCCTTTAATGTTACTTTTTCTTCTAGTATTTCTGGTTTTATTTTTATTAACGATTTTATACCAACCATTTTTATACCATATATATTATCAGAAGAGTCACCACAAATAGTTTTAACTAACCGTACATTTTTATGTGGTATGTTAATTCCGTTTAGTGGTACCTTATTACCCGATTTAAACAACTGATTTAAGGATATTACATGTAATGATACTTTAGGGTTTATTAACTGTAATAAGTCCCTATCTGAGGTTAAAATAATAATTTCCTCATCTTTAGATTTTTCACAATAGTAACCTATACAGTCGTCAGCTTCACACAAATCAAATGTTGCGTGTCTAATATAAAATTCCTCTAGATATTCCTGTGTACGTAATTTTTGTTTACTGTAAGAATTTAAGTCTTCTTCTGATTTATTTTTTAATCTTCTATTTAACTTATACTCCGGGTATAACTTAATACGTGGGTGGTAATTTTCTTTGCCGTCCCAAAACACAACAACCTTTGTTATGAGATAACTATCAATATGTTTCCTTAATGAATTTAAAAAATGATACAAACCACCTATGTGGTCTGTACCATTATACATATTTTTTATTCCATGAAAACCTGTACTTAATAAGGAATTTCCGTCAACTAATAATGTTCTTGTCAATGTACATTTTTATATGGTTAAACAATTTTTTTTACTTTACGTCTACTTTTACACCATCAGTCATAATCGGTGGAGAGACTAGTACTTCCACTAACTCAATTTCAAAACTTAACTCTTCACCAGCAAGTGGGTGGTTCATGTCTAAATTTACACTTTCTTCACCTATTTTAATTATTTTTGCCTGCATTGGTTGTCCGTCAGGTCCTTGTCCTTGTACAAGAGCGTCTAATTCAAATACCATGTTAGGTGGGAAATCTGTTTTTTTAACATCCATCTTTGCTTCTGGGAGATACTTACCGTAAGCTTCTTCTTCATTTAAAGTTACTTTGGCTGTTTCACCAATACCTAACCCAACTACAGCGTCATTAAACCCTTTTAATAATCTACCGTCACCAATTTTAAAATCTAAACCTTTCCCTTCATTTCTAACTCTAGAGTTATCAAATTCTGTACCATCAGATAGACGGCCAATATACTGTACTTTTACGTTATCACCTACTTTTACTTTATCCATTTTTTTATTTTTATTTTAATTTTTATTAATTTTCTACTATTACGACGGTAACACTCTAATTTGTTTTAATGTAACCTCTAAACTTAAATTTTTTCCAGCTAAAACGTTGTTACAATCAATAGTTGCGGTATCACCAGTTACACCTATTACTTTAGATGGTGGGGTTACGTTTGGTAACCATGACCCTACTGGGTAATCACTAGTATCACCACTACCTATTAAATGTTTAAAAAATGGGACGTGTTTACGTAAATTTGTATCGTATACTCCCCAAGCATTTTCTGGTGTGAGTGTTATTGTTTTGGTTTCGTCAATATTCATACCGATAATACCAGCCTCAAAACCAGGTAACATATTGCTTCCACCTATTTGTAAACTGTACGTTGCTCCGGTAGATACCACCTTATTATCTGTTGTGTTTGTTAAAGTATAATCTATTATTATACTATCTTTATCTATTACCGCCATTTTATTTTTCTTTTTCTTCTTTTATTTCGAACCCCCCATTTGCCCCTAATTGTTCTGACCAATAACTGGAGTATTCACTTTTATAAATATCTATTGATTTCTTTTCCTCACTTGATTCTTTACCAGCTATGAACCCGTGTGGGGTTATTAAAATTTTACCATCCTCATAACCCAATCCATTTACGTGATTTTTCATGATTGTTATTTTAGTTCTAGTTGCAAATTTTACTTTTCTTTTTTCTTTCACAGCAGAAATATTTGTTGTTCCAGCATTTTTTTGGTTACCGAATCTAAATACTAATGTGGAGTTTAACCATAAAGACTCCCCACCCTTAGCTTTAATTTTTGGTTGTCCGAATGGGTTGTCTGGTAACTCTACCCATGGTTGGTTGACGACTACTAGTGTATTTGTGTGTTTTGAGTCTTGTCTTCTTGACTTACCTATTCTTTGGTTTAGTCCCATCCCTATCTTATCAGCTAGTGTGGATGCATTATGCATTTTACCACCTTTCCCATCAAAAGTCATTTTACAAGGTACTGAACCTACAGAATCCCATATAAATAATAAATCGTACTCAATTTCACCTTTCTCTTGAGCGTCTAATAATTCATTTATATAATCAGTAATTTGTTCTATGTATTGGAAGTCATTGTTGAATAGGAAAAACCCGTCCCAGTCTACTTCACCTGTAGTTGTGTCGACAACCTCCTCACAATCAAGTCCCAATAATTTAGCGTGTTCAAACCCCCACTTTTGTTCGGTAATAATTAATACCGGCAATATACCTTTCTTCTGAGCATCAACAGCTGTTTTAATTAAAGCTGTAGTTTTACCAGTGTCTGAGTGACCTAGAAACATTTGTAAATGTCCCATAGCTGGACCAGGTAGACCTGTAGCATCAAGGAAAGCTTTTCCTAAATCAAAAAATCTTTCTGGTTTAAAATTAGCTTTCTTTGAGAACTTGTTCTTTAGTTCTGAAAATGTTCGTTTCTTTAGTGCCATTTATATATATATTATTAGAATGGTAGGTCTTGGTCCGCAGGGTCATTTGCTTGTGGGTCTGTAGTTGTACCTATTGTTGTTGTGTTACTAGTTTTTGTTACCGCGTTTGGGTCGTCATAAACATATTTTTTAAGTTCTGAATCCCATACTGGGTCTAACCCTTTAGCTATAGCTTCAAGATATTCTATTGGTTTTTGGGAATATACATCTCTCCAAGTTCTTTCATCTTCTGACCATTCTTTTGATTTAGTATCATCACTAGATAATACTGATGGGTCTTCGTACATAACAGTTGATACTGTTGTATACTCACCTCTACCTCCTGGTAATGGGACTGATTGTAACATTAGGGTTAAATCTCTACCTTCATTAATATCTGTTACATCACCTTTCTTTTGCCAGATAGGAATAATTTTATCAATAGGTCCGTCTCCTCTCCAATTATGTTTAAATCTCCAGAATTTAACTCCATCCTCTTCATTGTCTCTATCAATAACTTTTACAATGTAAAATTTTTGTGAACGGTAAGAACGTGCTAGTTCTTTTGATTGTGCGTCACCCGCAAGTCTTAAAGCTTCTTCAACTTCATTTAGGGGACTTCTTTCTCCAGATGGTTTTCCGGTTTCATCTTTTCCTGGGTCGTAAAGTTTCTGCCATCTTCCTTGTACTTGTGTGTTGTGGAAATATACTTCTTTAAATGGTGATGTACCATCTGCCGTTGGGATGATTCTTATTGTTTTTTCACCTGATTTTGTTCCTTTTGGTAACATGATTGAAAGATATTGTTTCATTCTTTCTTCTGATGTCATTTGTGGTTTTGATGAACCAGTTGGTTGTTTGTTTTTTTCGTATTGGGCTAATACAGCGTCTAGACTACTCATAAATTTTTCTTTTTTAAAATTAATTATTCTCTTTCTTTGTTAAGTATAACAACATAATAATTAATAGTCAAACAAATTTAAAGGTATGTTTTACTGTTCTTCGTCGTTGGTGATTCCGAAACTTCTTTGGATGTCGTCATCGTTGTAGGTCTCCGCTTCTTCTGGTGTTAGAATATATTGTTTTTTACCTGTTTTATTAAAAACTTCTTCTTTATCATTAAAAAAGTCACTTAAGTTACCAGTATATGGTCCACTATCATATTTTCTTAATCCTAATTTTTCTTCTTCAGTTTTAGGTCTATACTCATCTATCTTAGTCTCTAAACTATCTATTTTACTAACCATATCATCCATAGAAGATAAGTGTGTTTCTAAGTCAGATAGTTTAGTGATTAAATCAGTTAAAGATTCTGAATTCTTACTTAGTATGTCTTTTTGGTCTGATAATTCATCACTAACTTCGTCTTGTTTTGTTACTAAGTCGGTAACGTCTAGTTCTGTTGAGTCTTCTGTTTCCATTCCATCCTCAACCCCCATCTCATCCTCAACCCCTATCTCATCCTCAATACCCATATCGTCTTCAACAGCCATATCGTCTTCAACAGCCATATCGTCTTCAACACCTTCTATTTCTTCAGATTCTGCATCTGGGTCTAATTCAATCTCTTCTTGTTCACCCACTTCTTGGCGTTTTTCGAACTTTTTTAGAAGGTCTGACCCTCCTTGTGGTGTATCAAACCCTGAGCCACCACCTAAACCAACCATTTGTTCGTTAAGGTTCTCAGAATTACGACCAATTTCTTTAAATCTATGTAATTCTTTTATTAACTCCTTCTCTATATTAATCATTTAATAATTGTTTTATTTTTCCTGATGGTGATTCCACTTGGACTTTTCTATTTATTCTAATGCTGTTTTCGACTCTTTCTATCAATCCGTCTCTAGAACGAATTGTATAACATATTCCGGTATCTAAATCACAAACTTCTTTTCCACCTTCATTTTGGCCGTGTTCCACTATATTATCTGTCTTTTTACAAATAAAATTTCCTAATTTTTCTTTTAAAGATTCTGTAATCATAAT